CGTAGCCAAGTACAAGTGTATTGGCTTCCATTCCTGTGTTTCCAAGAATCTCGCTCTTTCCCGCTTCAATATCATTGATTGGGTCAGATGAAGTGTAATCACTCCATTGCTTTGTCTGTCCTGTTGTTGGAGTACCTGCAACACCTGTTACATCGTCAGCCCATACACCTGTTGTGAAGAAATCAGTTACGAACTGAAGTTCACGACGAAGTAGTAGACGGCGAGTAACGAACTCTGTTGCCTCACGAAGAGGGTTCAGAGGAGCGTCTGCGTTAGCAACAGTTTGGTCATCAACATCTTTGTGGAACGCATACACATCTGTTGAGTATGTTGCTGTTGATAGATTGTAACCGCCACCAGCAGATTCAGTTCCAGGCGCACGGCGTTGAGCCTCATCGCGGAACCAATCGTTCTTGGTGTATAGGAAGTATTTATCGCTCTTCTTATCGACAGGGATTACTGGGAATACCTTGTCAGCGATAAAGTTATCTTGATTCTGTAAATAAGCAACCGAGATATTTGTAAGGATTGCGTCCACATGGACGGAATTGATATTTGGCTGTGGCATTTTTAGTTATCCCCCTTAAGCCGCACGGTGCGGGTTCGCACAGTTGATTACGGCGGTAACGATGTTTGCATCTGCCGCAGATTCAGTAATTAGTGTTCCGACGACATACTTGGTTGTATCTGTACCAGCAACTAAAGCAACTGCTTTACCTGCTGAAGATGTACCAACTTGTGCGCCTTCTGCGATTGCCGCACCAGCAACAATCTTTGTACCTCCGACAACAAGCACTTCTGCTTCCTGTCCTGAAGTTGGAGCGTTTTGTAGTACGCCAATAGGAATATCAGTCGCGGCGGCGGCGGCAATAGCCTCACCTGATGAATTCAACTTGACGAATGTGTATTGCTTAGCGGAAAGGTCGGCACCTGCAACGAGGGTGACCTTTACCGAGTAATTGGAGATTTCATACGCCATGGTTAGGCACCCTTCTCGGATAGGTATTGGCTGTAAAGGTCAGGGTTTTTTGAAGCAACATCGGCAATGGCTTGTGCCATTGACTTTGATACACCCTCTTCAACGGCAGACTTAGCAAGCGCAGTCATGCGCTCATAAGCATTGCCTGATTTGAAGTCCGCAGACTTGCCGATTTCTGCAAAAATTGATGCTGATTCAGCCTGAGCATTAACTGAAGAAAGAATTTCTTCAACACTCTTTGCTAGTTCTGAATCTGTCTCAGACAAGCGACGGAGCGCTGGTCCAACTTTTTCAGCATTGATGTTGAGGTTAGCCCAACCCTTTGCCTTTTCGACTGCTTGAGCATCAGCACGGGCAATGCGCTCTTTACGAAGTTCAGCGGTTGCCTCATCTGCTTGCTTTTTTAAGTCTGTAATCATTTTAACAACTGAAGTAGGAGCGGACTTTAGATATTCCTCTTCCTCTTTCTTAGGTTCCATTGAATTCTCGTCAATCGCCATTTCAACTTCGACTTCAGGCTTCATTTCCTTTTCGGCGAGTTTGGCTTCGAGTTCAGCGATACGGGCTTGCGCCGCCGCTAATTCTTCCTCAACGGTTTTTTCAACCTTATCTTCAGTTGCCTCGGTAGTTTTCATATCCTCCATAGTGGAGTCCTCCTTGGTCAGCGATTTGTCGAGAACCCTCTGAACTTCAGATTCGGATGCTGACTTCATAACAAGCCAACCTTCATGTAAGTGCGCTGGATGGTCTACGCCACTCGTTTCCTCAATGGCAAGATTCACCATTTTACGGGTACGGGGTTTTGCCAATTTATGCTCCTAACAAACTAGAGGTAAGTTTTTTTAGCATAGGGCTAATAAAACTAACCTCGGGTCTTGACACACGAAGAATACCATAGGTGTAATTCGAGCCTATTTATTGGTTTGCTAAAACTCTCGTCTTGGTCAAGGCTTCGATTAGGTTCGGTGAAACCCACATTGAAAAGGGGTTCTCGTCAGCCCAAAATCGAGCCAATCTAAAGTGAAAGTCAGTTTGGTCTATCTTTGTCCAAACAAAAAATGCTTGGGCATCATTAGGTAGATTTACTTGAATTCCTGCATACCCAGGCGGGGTTGAAACTCGATAAGAAGAAATGCCCATAGATTTAAGAACTTGCATTGTGTCATCTATAACGCTTGGCATAAACCTTAATTCTTCTTCCTTGGATAATCCATTGTATCCATCCATTTCGGGTCATCAGCGTCTAACTCTTGAAACTCTTCTTCGGAGTCATCTTTGTAAGGAACAAAATTTGGCTTCGGATTCTTAGGCTCTGAAGAATCTTCACCTTCGGAATCATCTTCGCCGTCGCCTGAGCCATGACTTGATTGGTCGTGGTCTCCGTGCTTTTCTAAATCACCTTTTTTATTAAGTGTAGATACCTTGTGTCCAACTTTTCTATCTGTTGGTTTTCCATCTTGGTAAAGAACAATTAGCGCCGCAGGGTCATCTTCTGTGCCTTCGATATTGAATGATGAATCAGGAACATTTATTTTTCCTGAGCGTTCAATTCTTAAAACTTTGCCTTCTGCGCTACCACCTGAAGTTTGCCATGAAACGCTATCCCCAACAGAGATAGCCTTGCTAATTTCTAATTTTTTTTTTCGATAGCCTTGTTAATCTCAGCACCCATCAAACGCATTGCTCGCATAACTGTTGATTTTGCGTAACCACTAAGTCCCTTGAAACCGAACTTATTAACATCTTCTTCAATCATCTTAAATTCATCTTCGTCCATACCAGCCAAAGGTCCCTTGCGAAGTTCCGCTAACATTCGTGAGTCTTTTTTCATACAGTCTCTTCCTTCTTAGGTTTTTTCTTTGATGGTGACATTATTGTATCAACATGAACATCGGACACAGTTGGGTCGTTCTTTTCTAAGTCTATATCAACGAATAAACGCTCGGCTTTACCACCGATTGAGTAGCCGCGAATCTTTCCTTCTGTAACCATCTCCCATGCCCAAGGCTCCCAAATTACACCTAGGAACACGGTGTTAGGTGGATATGTGTGTTCTAAATCTTCGCCTTCAGGTGTCTTGATAGGAACTGTTAGAGAGTACGGGAAAGCCATAACTTCTACCCATTCTCCAGCAACTACATCACGATTGTGTTGTAAACGGATACGACGGTCATTGCTTCGAACATAATCCCAAACTGCTCTTTGTAGTTCGTCTGAATCTGTCCACTCTCCGTGAGCATCTTCCATATCAGGGATATACATTGCTCCAAGCGTGTAACGCTTTTCGCCTTCGGCTTTCTGTAAGTCAAACTTACCTAAAGCCTTTGTTGCGCTTTCAGTAAAGACATCAGGAAAAATCTGTCGGGCAACATCTTCGGTTACCTCTTGAAACTCACCCTCGCCTTGAGTCAAATAACGCACTACATCAGCGTCGGGATTCTCAACCCAACTCTTAGCACGAATATCCCATCTGTCCTCGACCATGGCTGTTTCCCCGCGCTCAAAACGATAAATGTTTATCGCTTGATTGTCTGCGCCTAGTTTTGCAAAATACCGCATACGGCTATACCTCCTCTCGTTATTGTCCACATAATATCAACCCCCGTTGATTTAGTCAATCCCGCTTGTTGTGCAGTCTCAAAAGTCTGTGTTACTAGCGTTCCAAGGGTCAATAGTTTGCCCATGTTGGCTGGACGAGGGATTGCCTTAGCCTTATCAACCATTCTGTCCCAAATGGCTTGGCGCTCTGTATTGTCTTTAGAAGTACGGTAAGTCTCATAGTCAGTATGTAAATCAACTTCCTTAACTCTATGAGAGTTTGGAGTGTGAAGTTGTAGTTCAACCTTTACCCCGTCCTTGCTTATCTTGATATTGGTGCCGTCGTAAGGGTCACCTGCTTGCCAAAAGTTTTTAACCGATTCAACTTTCCAACCAGTTTTTTCTAAAGCGTCTACTGTCTTTTCAACGCCGTCTGTGTAATTTGCTTCATCAACATTAAGTGTGTAGCGGACACCATCAGAGATTGCTCTAGCCGCCGCTTCTCTATCTCCGCCGTGGTCTTTCTCGGCATCGGCGTCAATCTTGCGAGCAAGAGAATCCGTAGACTTTAATCTTTGTTCAAGAGAACTCTTGCCATCTAATTCAGCAAAATCAGCATCAATAGTTTTAGCGATGCCTTCCATTAAAGATGTGATTACAGGTTCTACTGCTTCGGCGTCTCTTCTAAGTCTTTCGGCTTCTTTAACCGCGGCAGGGCTTCGCTCTGCTGATGCTGGTTTATCAGGTGCCATAGCGGGGCGACCACTTGAACCCTTATCTTCTCCAGCACTATCTCCGCCGTCCCGATTTCCGTGGTCGGCTTGGTCGTGGTCTCCGTGCTTTTCCATTTCATTTTCATTTCGCTCCACCATTGATTCTGCCCAAGCGAATCCAGCATCTCCGCCCCAAGCGTCCCAAGCAACTCTTCCACCGCTAGGAAAACCTTTTTCCCCACGGCTAAAGCCAAGCGTTGTTTTATCTCCTTGATGTCGAGAGAAAAAAGATTTCATTCGCTTTAATGTTTCAATAGAAACACTTTCGCCTCGGGCTAATTGACCCGCTCTTGTTCTTCCAACTCTTGTAAATCCACCGCCAGCAAGTCCAGCATCAATCCATTCGATTGCTCTTTGCGCCGCATCCCTTACTGATTGAGGAGGAGCAAAACTATCCTCGGCTTTTGCAACTGATTCAATCCGCATCTGATAGCCATTGACGGTAAAGAAAGTTTTAATGTTGCCTACGGTCTCACCCGTGGACTTAATGACTTCTAGGACAGTCTCGGCTGGTAATCCAGCGATTGAGGTTAGGTCTACATCATCGATTGAATCTATAAGAATCTCGTACTTATCCCAATCATCCTTTGGGCGCTCCATCTTGCGTCTAGCCATCTCATTGAGAATTGTGTGGTGAACTTCGATAGTTGCTGGACTGACCTCGGACTTATGGACACGCTCATGGGAGGCGTTGAGTTCTTCAGCGCTTAAATGAATTAGTTTGGGTGCAATATCCGCCATGTTCTAAGAGTAGCGGATGGTATTACTACTCGGGTTTATTTCCTTTAAGTATGGTTGAAATTTCATCCATAACCTTTGCCTCATCCTCATCGGAGGCGCCAGTCTCAGAGGTGAACTTAACTCCCTCTTCCCACTTGGAGTAAGCCTCTTGAATGGCTTTTATTTTATCGCGTCTGCTCATAGTTTAATTATACCCCAGTTTATTTGTTTCCGCCACCTGGCGCTGGCTTTTCACGGGCTGTCCCGTCGTAAATCAATCCGTCACCGTCGTGGTCGATAGGACCATCCATCAGTTTTTGACCCTCGGGTGTTAGGACCTTGACATATTTCATACCTAAACTAGCCATCAAAGTTTTTCCTGCCCATTCTTTAGCACCAGGCGTATATCCAATGTTTGCGAATTCAGCGGGAAGAGGAAACCCATCATCTTTCATATCTCTAACTCCTGCATAGATAGGTTCACTTGAAGGAACATACCCATCCAAGTACCGACCCATTAAAGAATCAAATTCTGCTCGCTCGGGTGTTCCCTGCTCAAATCTACTGTTCGCAGAATCAATTAACGCTCTAGCATTTTCACGCAAGTATTCAGGGTTAAAATCATAACCCGCTCTTGCCCAATGTCTACCGCCATCCATAGCGGTTGAAACTTCGATGTATCCAAACCCTCTTGCTACATACCAAGCCTCTGAATTTTGAATAATTTCTTTACCAAAGCCTGTGCCTTTATAGTCATCCTCTTCAATGACAAGGGCTAAATGCTCAACATTCCAAACACCATTTTCTTTGAAAAACTCTCTTTGCATAAAACCAACTTGCTCGCCATCTTCGTTATTAAGACTTCCATCAATAATAATTGACCCGTCGCCTCTATACCCAACCTGTGCGTCATAAATTTGTGAAGAAATAGTGCGCTCTTCTCCATCTATATTGTCACCAGTATGTGTAACTCCATAAACCTCATCAAAAAATGGCGTTAGTTCTTGAGCGCTTACACCAAACTCACCCGAGTCCATCCCTGCCGCTAATTCGGTTAGCGTGTCTCTTTGAGACTCTATGTAAGTTTCAATCATTTCGCGTTGAACATCTTCGTAGATAGTTGCTTTTTCTTGCTCGGTATATTCATGATTTGGAAATTCTTCTTGTAAGTTACTCAGACGATACGCAACTAACGAATCAATTCCTGAAGTCGCATCAAGGTAAAGGTCTTGGTCATTTTCAACGATTAGTTTTAACTGCTCGTCAGTTTGAGTAAACTCACCTGATTCTTTTATGGCGCTATCTAAATCTTCAACGCTAGGACCTTTATCTCGCATTTCTTCAACGCGAGCAATTTCTTCTTCTGTATAGCCTCTAGCCCAGTTACCGTGTTCGGACTGGTCGTGTTCACCATGTTTTAATACGGGTTTCAAACCATAATCAAAATAAATTACTTTGAGGGTTTTGCTAACTTCGCCCAAATCTCTTTGGCGTAAGCGTCTATTTGTTCGTCCGTCATGTTCGACATATCGGGCAGTTCTACTGCTTCGAGTTTTTTCGATGCCACCTGTTCCTCCTGTTTCTATTTCTTTGAAGTTCGCTACATCCCAAATTGAGATTTGGTCGCGGTCACGACCCCGAGAGATAGCCTCCCCCTCGTCCTTAATGTTTTCTGATACATCAAGGTAAACCTGTCCGTCATCCGTATTATGCCATAAACCGAGGTAGTTATTCGAATTCTTGAACTCGGCTTTATGTTGTTTCATGTAGGAGGAAAGAATCTCAGCGCCCTTAGCCTCATCAAAAAAGTCGTCAGCCTTGACTATTGCGGCGAACTTCTTACCCTTGGCAACCATAAAGCCCTTAGTAGGCTCAGAACCGTCCTTGAGGCTTACTGAGAGACCGCCATTCTCTTTGACCCTCTCAAGGGTTGAGCGGACAATCTCAGGGGCTACCTCGACCCCGTGCGCCCAAGCGCCGTGCGATGACTGGTCGTGGTCGCCGTGTTTGTCTACATCTTCGGCTTGGGTAATCTCTACATCTCCGAGCATGGTTACGAATCTACTCATTTGTCCATCCTTTGAAAGACTGCCACTCTAGCCTCGGTTCCGACATCTGTTTTATATCCAAGAAACTTTAGAGGTGTATTTCGGGGAAGTAAAATTTCTTGTTCTCTATTTCTTGTATCAGTTTCTCTATTTGATAGTTTTGCCCACATATCAACAGCAAAACCTTTACCGCTTTTACTTTCGTTAGGTAAGATTACGGCTACGGTATCTTCTGAATCTTTAATTGAACCCACTTGCTCTCGGGTAAATGTATCCACGGTTAGGTTTGCTCTTGTTGTTGATAGGTAACCTTTATCTGTAACTATGTCTCCTTCTTTCATTCCCTCTAAAACATTGTTGCTCATGGCGCGATATAAATTTTTATCTCCAAATAAAACTGGTGCTTCTTTTATAGTCTTATCTAATGAATCAATTCTGTCTCTAAACTCTTCGTCGTTATAGGCAAATTCTTTTGTCTCAAAAACAAAACTATCTATTTCGTCTCTATGAACCGTCGCATAGTTATCGTAAGCCGTTTCTTGCTCAGGTGGAGTTAATTCATAATTATCAGGAAAATCATTTTTTTCTCTAAATTCTTGTTCTGCTCTTTCCCCTGTGCTGGTTGAGACTTCTGCAAGATATTCTATTCTTTCTTCTTGAGAAATATCATATAAAGAATTTCCTGCTCTTAACATAGAATTTATGCCTTTGTAACCCTCGCTTGTATAATCCTCTATTGCTCCAATTTCTTCATCGCTTATTCCAACAGTATTACCCTCTTTATCTACACCATACTTTTCGGAATAAGTGCTATATGCCGCGTCATAATCTTTTTCATCATCGAAATCACCCTGACCCGTAGCCCAACTGCCATGGTCTGATTGGTCATGTTCACCGTGTTTAGTTACTTCTTTAGGCAAGGAATTAGGATGTTTGGTTTTTAAGCCAAGAGAACGGTAAGCATTAAGAGCATCAGGATTGTTTTCAATAGCCAAAACTACATTTTTATTAGACATCAATCTTTCTGCTGTTGCTCTTTTATATTCAGTTCTATCTTTTCCTTGGTCTCTAAAATTTATAGAATTAAACTTGACTCCAGCGTCTCTTAATTGTTGCTCTGTACGACTTCTATCGCTGGCTTCTCTTCCAGTAACAATGGCGATGTAATGGTCTTTAGAAAGATTATTTACATAATTGATAGTGCGAGCCATTGGATATTTTCTATCTCGCAATAATGTGTCATCAATATCGACTATTACAGCCTTTTCTTTGCTTTTAATAACTGGCTTATAGCCGATAGGCAATGCGATTGTGATACTCATTTACTGCGTCTTTCGGGTGGAATGATTACCATGGTGCAACGACAATTAGGATGAACTCTTCCTGGAGTTTCATGTCCGCTTGAGAATGTTTCGTTCCAAGGAACTATCTCGCCATCTAATTCAACGCATATATCGCAGGTGCGTTCATCCTCAGCAATAATCCACATCTTTTGTGATTCACCATCTACATAACCTTGCTCTGCCGCTTGGTTCCAACCTTCTTGGCGTCCCTCATTTTGAGCAATCTGAATCTCTGTGCGAGCAATCATGGTTGCTCTCTTGCTCTTAAGAGAATCCGCATAACGGGTAGCGCGTTCTGTTGCGCGAGCGCGAGCGGTTGCTTCTTTAATTCCGCTTTTAACTAGGCGCTGAAATTCTCTTTTTTCATAAGTGGTAACTGCCTTTGCCCATTGAGGATGAAGCCCTACAACATTTTTAATTCGTCGGGCTGTCGCTCTGTAATCTAACTGCTCATTGAAGGCATCAATGATTGCTTGGCGAACTGAGTTACGAGTAAGGGCATCGATAGAGGTAATCAATTCTCCAGCGCGGCGTTGAGCAAACGCTAAAGAGTTTGGGTTTGTCTTATTAAAAGACATAGTAAATTCAACCTTGGGTGGCTTGGGTTGCGCCCATGCAGGAAGTTTAGTGAACTCCATGTTAGCCATAGGCTTCTTATTTGTTATTTGTACTTTAGTTGGCAAGAAGGCTGGCAAGGCTAATTTAGGTGCGATGCTTTGAATCTGCTCAATCGCTTCTTTACCGCCAAGGTCAATAGAACTTAAAAGGCTTTGCTGAATTTTCTTTTGATTAGCGATAGTAATTGTTTCTAGCAAACGCTCTAAGGTTGCGGGGTCCATATTACGGAGCAAAGACTCAAGTTGCTTCATTGAGATTTTATCCGTGGCTCGCTGAATAGATTCGTAGAGAGTACGGGCGAGCGCTTGCTCTTGAGGTGTTAGAGGGACTCGCTTATTACGAGCCTTAGCAAAATGAATTGCCATCTCTAACCAACTTCAGGAAGTTTCGGAGCCTCGGTTTGTGTAGGAGCGACAGGTAATTCTTCTTCGCCTGATGTAGTTGGTTCTTCAGGCATAGGAGGCATCCCCTCGGGCATAGGAGGCATACCAAAATTCTGTCCATCGTGTTCGGCAGGTGGTAGACCAGCCAAGTCGCGTAGATACTCTTCCAACTTAGGGTCAGGAACTATTGCACCTGTCTGTACCAAGTTACCGACGAATCCAGCAATCTCATTCAAATCAACATGGCTTACTTCACCATAAGTTAGATAAGGAGCGCGTGAAACATCCATGCCGTTTAGTTTTAGTAAACGAGGGATAGCGTGTTGGTTAATTACTTCAGCGATGTTCTTAGCGATTGAATCAACTGACATCGACCACAAATCCATTTTGGATGTACCGAGGGCATAAGAGCCAACTCGGTCAGAGCCAAGAAGAATAAAGTCAGAAAGGATTGACATTGCAATTCTTTGGTCATAGCGCTGAATAACTTTGTCTGTATCAAACTGACGGGAACCGCCTGAAGATAAAAGAACTAAATCAAATACTTTGTGTCCTTGGTCGTCATACAT